ATATGAAGTAGATAGAAGGTCCTCGTCTAAGGCAGAAGTTAACACATTAGAAAATTCAATAGCACTAGAGTAATCTGGTGCTGAAATACGAATAAGAATGTCATGAGTAGGCAAAGCTCGCTTATACAACTTCTTTAAATCATAAGTTGTAGTGGCTGCCACCTGCATCTCTTGTAGATATTTGTCCATGATGCCATCCAGTCCCTGTACTGCGTTGTCATTCTTTGCAACCATTGCAGGTGGCAATTGACCCGGCTTTTCCTTACCAGGTTGATATCCAGTTTCTTTGGCCATACTAGCTACGGCTTTTTGATACACTGGATTCTTTCTATTGATTTCTGTTTGCTTAATCATATCACCGTAAGTGATGTATCCCTTCTTATCGTGATCAAATAAGGGATTTGCTTTATACGCTTTACTTTCGAAGTCCTTACTAATCTTGTATCCAAGATCGAAATACTTCTTGCTATACTTTCCACTTGGATCAGTTTCTGGATTAGATTCTAGGATTCGTGTAGTAGGATCGCCTTTGATAACACCTGGTAGTTTGAGCGCAATAGGCCATAGATTACCCGTGTAATATAAGCCGGCAGAAGTAAACTTGCGATTTCCCATAAGGCCACTTTTGCCTTGGATGAATTTCTTGACCCAATCTAGCTGCTCTTCGCCAGTTAGTTTGGTAAAATCCCGCCAAGTACCTTTGTATCCCAATCCTCTTAATGTATCAGGCATAAAGCCAATAAGGCCAGATCCTTTGTATTTTTCTTCATAGGCAGACGGATTTAGGCCAGACTCCGAGGTCATGACGGCCAGAAGGTCTTCTGGCTTCATTCCTAACTCTTGGGATATCTGAACCAACTTCGGATAGAAATTGGGTCCTAAATTCGCTTTACCCTGAACTGGCATATTACCCCTTTAGGTTTTTTACAAGGGAGAATAGCGTAATAGCCGTTTCCGGATCATCTCCTTGAATAGACGTAGCGTATCTAGCGATGTAACTACAAACAATACGAGGATCCTCGCCGCTCATAGATTCGAGTGATTGATAGAATTTAGCGTGGGCAACTCTTACTTTTGGCTCTCCAACGCCTGGAGCAATTCGAACTTGTGGTGGCGGTTGAGCGCCAGGAGTTCTCTCTGTGTCAGGAGCTTGCTCTTCGGTTGCTGGTGCCGCTGGGGCTGGAGGAGCCGGTGTACCAGGATGTGGATTAATAAAACCACCACCCATTGGTGGGACAGCTAATGGACTACCTGGTGGTCCACTTGGAGGACTACCTGATGGAGGTGGTTCAGTACCCAATTCAGTTTTACCTGTTGGTGAACCTGCTGGAGTGGCTGGTGGTGCAGCTTTTGCCTGTTCTTTTTCCATCTCATCTTTGATCTTCATCCAAGGCATAATGGCAGTTTGGTAATATGATTTGAACCCTCTGTCACCAGAATCAAACTTATTGAAGTCTGCTTTGATCTTATTGGCGGCATCCATGTAATCATCTGGTCTGCGTGTTGCGCGAGCAGTTGCCATTTCTTTCATAACAGAAATGGTATTGGACAACAAAGCTTCAGCGCTGTCTAGTAGTTTAGTTCCACCATCACGAAGGGCCTTAGTCTCTTTTGGATATTTCTTTTCCCAAGCTGCAAGTCCACGACCACGCTTAGTACCAATGTTCATTAGGAAGTCAACAAGGCCAGCTTCTTTGAGTAATTGATCGGCAATCATGGAAGCTGCTTTAGGCTCCATGTGCTCACGAAGTCTTTTGATCTTCTCATCATCAACTCCTTCAAATAAGAACTTGTGATGAATCTTATTGACATCGACGAAAAACTTATCAATATCATTAACAATGTTCTGCATTTTCTTGTGGAACATGGCTAAATCGGAGACTCCAGACATGTACTCTCGACGATTGAAAGCAGTACGTGCTAATTTCAAAAGGTCTTTGGCAGAAGTGCCGATAGCTGGAGCATCAGCCTTTCCAATTTTCGTACCCGTTAATTCCGAACGAACACGGTCATCTAGCGCTGTAAGTGATTCCATAACCCTATTTAATTCGGGCTTGAATATACCTTCTACGAAAGCGCCAGGAGCATTGATCTTTTCACGTAATTGGTTGAAAAAACCACGACCTGTTTGTCTTTTATTTTGAGCTAATTTATCCATGGAAACCCTCTACTTGTGCGCAATAGCTAAAACAATGCTGGATTATTCACAAGTAGGGGTTATTCGAGGGATTTAAAACATTATGCCGCTGGAGGCGGTGGGCCTGGAGGTGCGCCCCCACCTGGTGGTGGAAGACCTGCTGAAGCTCCGCTTGGAGGAGGTGGAGGGCCACCTGCTGGTGGTGGAGGTGGAGGAGGACCACCTGGTAGGCCACCAAGGTCTGGCAATCCGCCACCTGGGGCTCCACCTGGAGTCTCGCCTGGTAGAGGTTGTTCTTGACCAGCACCCGGTTGTTTTGGCTCTGGAATTTCATCCTGGTCATCCAAGGCACGTAGAGCATTGAGGTCCATAGATTCTAGAGCTGCCATTTCCTTCTTGGAGATTGCATTTTGAACATTTTCTTTACGCATCTTACGCACTTCATCTTCATATTCAAGACCCAAAGAACGATACAGAGTATGAACAGATACCCTCTTTTGATCAGCTTGGCCTTGAGATAGGGTAACTAGGCTGTTGATGTAGGTGTCTGCATCGAATAGTGACATGTGGTTCCAGTCAATTTCTGGAACGATTAGTTGCTTTTCACCACCGGAGTAGTCATAGAAGCCTTGAATCTTGGAGATTGGGGCAAAAATCTTGTTTTTGAGCCAGCTAGCCATCATATTACGGAACTGCATGTATCTCTGACGAAGAACGTCAAGAGCTACAGAGCCGTTTGCGTAAGTGGTAGTGTCACCACCGTCCATCATAACTGGTGGAACGAACATACCAACGAAGATTTCCTTGATGAGCTGAGTAATGTCGCCAGAGATATCGTAGATACCTTGACCCCAACCAACTCTTTCAACAGCAACACCTTCGTGAGTGAAAATCTTGAAGTCCTTGTCGTACTGAGCTTCCTCAAATACACCCCTCCATGCTTCAAGGTCAGCGAAGGTTGGCTTATAGTCAGCCGAACCAATCTTAACCAAAGTCAATGGATTGATCATGTTATCAGACTGAGCGTACTTAGATTCACGTAGCTTGTCGAAGAGCATCAACTGACGGAAAATACAGACTGGAAGTCCAGTGCCTCTGATTTCGTAAGGGCTGATACGACGAGCCAAGTGGGATACATGGAAGTTATCTAGTGGAATGTTCTCACCTTTTCTAACAGAGTCGATAATGTGCTGGTTAAGCTGCTTGCGCTGCTCAATATCGGTTGGACGGTTAGAGAAAATGATTTTCTTGAGGTTCTCATCAGGACGAAGCATGATGATTGGTTCGCTGGCTACGACCGTACGTTTGACAATCATGAAATCTGGGTTTTGAATGTGTAGGCGACTCCACTTGCCCTTACCTTCATCCAGTTCTGCATAAACAAACGCTTCTCCTAAGAGCCAATACTCTTGGGCAATCTGTACACAGATGTTCATTAGGTCAATCTCTTCGATCATGTCATCGAAGAACTTTTCAATATCCTTATTAGGACACTTGATAGATAGTTTGCTGATTGGGTATGTGCTATGCAAACTGACAGCATTATGCACGAATGGGTTCAATGCAAAGAAGCTTCGGCACCATGCATTAATAGTTGCACGGTCACGCGGTAGGTTCAAGTTGCTGTTGAGCCAAAGTGGGGAATAAACTTCAGGAGTCTGCTTGACGGTGTCGCCATGGATACCACGGAACATACCACCAGAGCTAGACACTACCTGTGAATTTTTCTTGAAGCCTACGGAGGAGACAACGTTAGAAGCTGTGGTAGGCGCGTTGGCCAATGAAAGTTTGTTATAACTTGGGCCAGAGCCATCCCTAAAGTATCCCTGTTCGACCTCATCAGAAAGAATAACTCTTCTTTCTCCGGAGACGCCACTTGCCATAATAGCACTAACTTGTGGGGTAGTGGATCTACCTGATAAGAATTTTGCTGAAAAGGATGGGGCATCCCCTAATCCTGATTTTTTAATACCAGCCATGTAACCTCTGTTGTTCCACTATACCCTCTACTAGAATACACTAAATATGATATATCCAGTAAGCTTAGGTATTTAGGCCGCTTAGAACCTTCT